TATTTTCGGCATGCGGAACAACAGATTACGAAATGCGTTGATGACATCGTCGGGAATCTTCTCATCCATCGGTATCTCTGTCAGACAGGCATAGTGGAAGTACAAGCAATACATTCCACATTCAGAGTCCTTGTACTGGTGCCGTGTCTTGTTGTAGGTCAACTTCATAGGTTTGCTGTGAACACCCAGTTCATCCCACTGACTCTTCCATCGTGTCATGAGTTTCTTGATTTCCGCTTCGGGTGTCAATGCATACGAATCAAAATAGGTCATACGAGGATACTCCAGTTCCGGTCGCACGTCGGCGAACACGCAGACCCAATGTTGCCCTGGTCCGTCGTGAGGGTCGGTGTTGATGACAATACCAAATCTCTGCTTTCCCTTCTTGTAGAGTTCGCCAATCTTCATATTGCACAGAGCACTCACAAGACATTGCTTGGTCTCGTTCTGGAGGTCAAAATCGATGGGCACAGTCCCCACGTAAAAGTAATCCGGAAACACCTCCATGTAGTTCTTCTCAATCACATCAATGTCATCCGACGACAACCACTCATAACGATTCAACGCCCATTCCTTGGGTGCGCGCGGGCGGTTCATCAGCGACGCAACAATACACTCGGCGCGACCGGTCTTGCACTTGTCTTGGAGTCGGCGGGTCAACGCATTCCAGACCTGCTCTGGTGAACCTTCGGGAATCTTGGGTTCCTTTGGATGTTCCTTGTTGTACACACGTCGTAGATTCGCAACTGCTTCTTCATCCAACCACGACATTCTTATTTGAAAACGAATACTTTTAAACAAGACAACATCCCAAGTAGAATGGACCAACTCAAGCCCGTCGTCGCTCGCTACCTTCAAGTCGTCAACCAACTCGATGTCACCAATGCCCGCGCCTCCCAACTTCGCGACGAGCGTCGAACGATTGAACTGGACCTTGCTGCTGTGTACCACCAAACGAACAACGCACTTCCCGATAAGATTGAACTGACGAACTCACGCATGGTCTTCCAAATGAAGAAACCAGGTGATTGGAAAAAGGGATGGAACCTCACGAAGAAGCAACTGGAGATGTATCTTGAGGAAATCCTACCCGAGCACGGAAGGGATGTCTTCAATGAGATTGTGCGAAAACACGAAAATAAGTTAGTGGGGCAAGATTATCAGTTTGACCTCAAGTCCTTGCCGGAGGAGCATTAAACACGAGGTGGACCTCAATGTATTTTTTGTCTACAATCCGGAACAGAACACTGGCACAGGGCGTATACACCTTGAAGAACGGATTGAATCGTTCTAAGTACGCTCTTTGCATGTAATCGATTGCAGCATTGCGGCACATATGTAGTTCCCGAAGACCTTGAATACCGATGGTAAGAATATGAAGATTGTACCTTTGTATGTCTGGATCTTGCTCGACTGCTTCTTTCAACATGTCGCGAATGTGTTCTAGATCAGGGATGTGATGGTCGAAGAAGTCATCAATGTATTTCTTGCGCTCCTTTTCTTGCGATTCGCGGTCATCGTAGACCTTCTTGCGGAGAGACGCGATGTAATCTGTAGTGATCTCCATTATAGTTTGAATGTGTTGTCCTTGTTGTTATTCGTTTTCAACTCTGCTTGCAGGTCTCGAACCATTCTTTGAAGTTCATTCAGTACATGCTGGGCATGTTGAATGTCCTTCTGTGGTTCAATCTGAAACTGAAGTCGCACCAGGTGGCGACAGAGGGATCCATTCAGTTCTAGGGCATGCGAAGCAAGAGTATGAAAGTGTTTCACCATCAATGTGTGTCTTTACATAGAAAATTATAGTTAAACGGAAAAAACGAACTTACAATGAGTAGACCCACTGCAACTATGGACACTTACTTTCCCTACAATGCAAAGAACCGATTCTTTCACGAGAAGGATATTCATCGCATTCTTCATCGCCACGGACTCCCCCATTACAGAGTTCAGAACCCTCGGATTTTCCAAACAGCGATGGTACACACAACCTATGTCCGACGATTGGAATACACGACCCCCGATGGACGATTGGCGCAACTCGCACCATGTCCCTCTGGAGTGATGCCGCTGCAGAACGAGTCGTATGAGTGTTTGGAGTTTGAGGGAGACTCAGTATTAGGTGTCTGCGTAGCGACCTATCTTCGGAAACGATACCCCGAGAAGAAGCAGGGGTTCTTGACGGATGCCCGCAAGGAACTTGTCAACAACGAGCGGATTGGTGAACTTTCCAAACACATTGGTCTCGATGCGTTCTATGTCATCTCGCGTCACAACGAAGAATCACCGGCAATCGCAGGACGCACAAATGTCCAAAAACTCGGAGACATCTTTGAAGCGTTTCTGGGGGCACTGTGGACGGATTGTGGAAACCGATTCCACATTGTTTATGGCTTTGTGGTGAAGGTGATGGAGACCTATCTGGATATCGAAGAAATCGTAACAACTGTCACCAACTACAAGGCAATCTTTCAGAAGTTCTGTCAACGTGAGTTCAACTGTGCGCCAGTGTACGTGATGCTCTCCAACGACCACAAGAAGAATGAAATACGTGTTGCGGTGTGTGATGGAGCAGGAAACCAACTTGGACATGGTGTGGGCACCACGCGCAAGAAAGCAGAACAAATGGCGTGCCGGGAAGCACTGGAACGTTTGAGTCCAAAAAGTCTAACGGAGTAACAAATGGCGACAGCAGCAACAACGGGACAAGAAAAGACAACAGAGAGACCCGTGTATATTATCGTAGAAGCATACGAAGACCTGAGGGTATTAGAGCGCAATGTCAATCAAAAGATACGCGAGGGATATACACCGGTTGGTGGAATCCACAGCGAACCCGATTATTCTAGACTTTATCAAGCGATGATATCTACCAATGTCAAATCAGGAGGTCGTCGTAAGACATATCGTAGAAAGACTATTGCCTAAGTTTCTGGGTGCGAATACGACCCTTGCGATACTTTTTCAGTGTCCGCCCTCGTGTCTGTAAGACAGTCTTGGTACAAATCGCAATCGCAGCAGATTCCTTGTTGGAATCAGGACGAGGGACAATCGACTTTTTCACCGTCTTCACGCAGCGATTGAAGCGCGCTGTCTGACTTCGCCGACGAAATCCACCTCTTCGGTTGAATGAAAACAAAACCCGTTCAATGACTTCTTCCAATATCTCGCGCTGCTCTCGTCCGATTGGAGAGGACAAATCAGGATGTCGCGCACGTAGCGTATTGATGATAATGGGAAGATTCGCACGCGCACTTGGCGGGATGTCGTACCGCAGAAGGTCTTGTACAACGTTAATCGCCGCTGCTGCCGAACGGTCGTTCCGCAAGAGATTGTGCATCGCATCTGCCTCTGCTCGAGTAAGACGACGATTCAGGCGCTCATTTCGTCCGCCTTCTTGGTTGGGTTCGAGTATAAGGCGCAACCCATTGATTTCGGATTGCTGAAGTTTGACCGAGAGGTCGGGGTAGTTCCTACGATAGGAGTTGATTAACTTCATCACGGTGAGTCGCTCCCCGTCGGGCATATCATATCCGCTGAACTCCTCCAACACATTGATAACCGCTGCTACAGAAGTGTCTCCTTCGAATACCCGGAGCAGCCGATCCGAGTCTCTTCGCGTGAAGGGATTTCCCATTGTGTTTGAGCCAGAAGAATATATCCTACTCAAGTTATAAACAAATGGGCGGTGGTCTACTTCAACTCGTTGCTTATGGTGCTCAGGATGCCTACCTCACTGGCAATCCGCATATTACGTTCTGGAAGGTGCTCTACAAACGCCATACCAACTTTGCTATTGAGGCATTCCGTGTGAACTTCACCGGTGCCCCCGTGTATGGACAGCGTGTCGTCGCGGTGGTCAACCGCAACGCCGACCTTATCTGGAAGACGTATGTAGAGGTTACGCTGCCCGACACGACCGTTGGTAATACCGTGAACTGGACCGGTGGTGCGCAACGTCGTCTGGGTTACCTCCTGCTCCAGCAGATTGAGGTCGAGATCGGTGGTCAGATCATCGATCGTCATTATGGTGAGTGGCTCTACTTGTGGGAGACCCTCACTGCAGATTTCGATACCTCGATGAAGTTGGACACAATGGTGGGTGGACAGTATGGTGGGACAACGTCCAGTTTCCAAACCTGCAATGGTCGCACCAATGTTTTGTATATCCCTCTACAGTTCTGGTTCAACCGCAACCCGGGTCTTGCGCTGCCCTTGATTGCTCTCCAGTATCACGAGGTTCGCTTCAACATTACCCTGAACGATGCCATCAACCTGGTGTCGGGCACTCCTGCGGGCGCAGGCACCATCGCGACTCAGGCCGGTCGTCTGCAGCCTCTCCGCGACATGGCGCTCTACATTGACTACGTGTATCTCGATGTGGACGAGCGTCGTCGGTTTGCCCAGGAGAGCCACGAGTATCTGATCGACCAACTCCAGTACACGGGTCAGCAGCAGATCACCACGTCCTCTGCTCGCATTGACCTGACACTCAACCACCCCGTCAAGGAGCTTGTGTGGGTGTTCCAGGATGAACGTTTCCTGGACTGCGGTTCGACCACGTCTGTTGCGGCGGGATTCACCCAGCCGTTCAGGTATAACGATATCGTAGATCGCGCGCGCCTCCAGATCAACGGCCAGGATCGATTTGATGAGCGATATGGCGACTACTTCTGGAAGGTCCAACCCTACCAGCACCACACGGGTGGCGCATTCTCTCGCGCAATTGTCGTGACGAACGACACTGGATCGGCGGTTGACCCCGTGATTTCTAGCACGTCCCCGAACCCCATCAACGTGTATTCCTTCGCGATCCAGCCGGAGGAGCACCAACCCAGCGGCACCTGCAACTTCTCTCGCATTGATAACGCGACACTGGTGTTCAACAGCGTCACCAATGCAACTGCGGGTAACGATGATGGAAGTTTCCCTAGCAAGTCCTTCCCGTACAACTTCCGCATCTATGCGGTGAACTACAACATCTTCCGCGTGATGAGCGGTATGGGTGGTCTGGCGTACAGCAACTAAGCAGGTGGCTTACCGATAAGTGTTTGCTTCAACTTTTCCAAGTACAAAATAGCATCCATGTGCTCTTCTTGGGCATGAACAATCCATTGTAAAATAGAAAGGTCGGTTCGATCAAGATCCGTTCCATATTTGGCTTTTCCAAATTCGGAACGTTGCTTGAACTTCTCAATGACGGCGGTGACAATGCTGTCCATTATACTTCTTCTGAATCGACTCGTCCGTAAGCGGGTCTACACGATTTCCAAAGAACCCAACCTATCACACTCACTCCAAACACACCGCTGATTGTCAGCACGGTAATCCATGCTGCGTAGTCGTTGTCCATAGTAAAACAATCACTCCTTCAACATAAATGGGTATCCCGCGTATCTACTGGTATGTTCTTCTCATTGTGATGTTGGAAACACTGGCAATGTCGTGTTTCAAAAAGAGTGTCGATAGCACAGCGTTCTTTGCGGTGGGTGTTCTCTTCTACGCAGCAGTTGGATACCTCTTGCGGTTTACCATGAATGCGTCCGGCATGGCAATGACGAATGCATTGTGGTCGGGATTCTCCGTCATGGCAACAACGGTTGTAGGTATTCTTCTCTTCAAGGAAGGTCTTCATCTACACGACTTCTTTGCAATTGCTCTGATTGTCGGAGGTGTGATGATTTTGAAAGTTACCGACTAACTCTTGTATTCGGAACACACTCTCCAATGCCTAAGGTTTGCTGCATCATAATTGGCGCAGGTTGTCCCGGCCCAGGGCATGCGACATGGTCTTTTCCAAGAATGTGTCCCATTTCGTGCGAGACCATATACTGACGGTAGTTGTAGAGGTCCAGTTTGCTTCGGTTCTGCATACTGCCCGTCCACCGCATCGCATTCAGGTGCATATGTCTACCGTTCATCTCTGCGCAGGAAAGAGTGGGGTCTTCACAACCACTCTGCTGTATGGTCTTTGGAGAGGAGAGATGGATCAGAACAGCAGGTCGCTTGGATTCTTCAAACGTATACCCCTGACTCTTCCACCCATGCGGGTCTTGGAGATAGACAGACACTTCCTCCGCAAACTTGCGGGCGTCGTATTTGACATCGGGATCTACGATCGCTTGGTAGGTGATTCGCATTGTATTCAAAACGGAAACTCTTTGTAAAAGGTATTGCTATTCACTATGAGGTGCGAACATTGCAAAAAGAAGAGTCACCTCGAGTTCAAGTGCGATTGTGGTGGAGTGTTCTGCGTCAAATGTCGCACGCCCGAAGTCCACGGATGTTCGGCGAAGGCAGGGCAAAAAGTTGTCCTTGAACGCGTTATTGCTCCAAAGATTGAGAAGATATAGAACTGTTGTATCCTTCATCATCTGTTTCCATATTTTCCACTAACGCATCCAAAATCGATTCGGTTATGCGCCGTGAGAACCCACGTCGTTGAAGAAGAGAGGTAATCATACCGCCATCTTCTTCAAAGAGCATCTCAATCTCAATCAAGGCATCGCGGTCGGGGTGGCGAATCGTGATGAGGTAGCGACTGGGAGGAGTGTAGTCAACGCGTGACTGAAGAATATGGGCGAGTTCGAGTTCAGTGAGAACATCCCAGACAGTATTGTGTACGTTTCGCATCTTAGCTAATCCCTACTTGTCTGTGAAAAACAAATCCGTTTTGAAAACAATGAACGTGTTGATTGAAGCTTTGATTGTCGGTCTGATTTTGGTTCCTGTCTACTTGGTCGTGGAGAAACTGCTTCCTGGTTACAGCAAGTGGGTTGTAGTTTTTGTTGCGGGTGCAGGTTTCCATTTAGCAGCGGAGGTGACTGGATTAAACGCTGCCTACATTGCTACAAAGAGATGATTGAGGAACGAGTTCAAGTCTTTCGCAATCTTGCAGCAAACAGATATTACAACCACTTCAACCTTGTCCTGGAAGAACTGATTGAACGGGTTCTGTATAACAGACGCTGGGGGAGGCAATACACAAGAGATGTAGCAGGGTTCTTCCTCTAAAGGGAAAAAGGTTTCCCTTCTTTTCTGTTTTGTTTTTAGAGTTCATCGTGTTTGTAGCGTTTTTCATCTCGGTAGCATGACGAGCATGCTGTATCTCCCACCATCGGCGCCCTGCGTTCACAGACCTCGCAGACCCGCTCCGGTTCCGACTCGTAGTCGGGGAACCGCTCTTCGGGAGGGATCTCATCATAGTACTCGGGTTGGTCGTAGTAGGGGCACACCTCGCGGTAGCAGTCCTCGCACACACCATCCGGTCCGCCGATCATCCAATAACTTACCCTGTGGCACAGGCAACGGGCGCAGTCGGTCCAGCGCTGTTCGCAGCGCGTCTCGAATCCCCTCCATGCAGCTTGAATCTTGGTAGCAGCGATATTTTTCTGGTTGATTTTGTGTTGTTTGTATGCAGTCTGGATCACACGAGCAGGCGCATCACACGCCTCCTGCTCCTTGCGAACCCACATGTAGTTCACGCGCCACGCCTTACGAGTTTGCAGTAACTGCTGCTCGAGTTCCAAGGCTTCGGCGATATCATCCCCGTACTTCTCCGGTTCATCCACCATGTCCCGCAGAAGATTCATGTCCACCTGAAGGGACTCGGTCTCCGACGCCACCTTGTAGTGGGCGATCCGCATCGCGTGGGTCACGTAGGAGTCGCGCATACCTGCGACACGGCTCACAAAGCGGATTGCCTTGCGAACGTGCTTCGACTTCTTGATGTACGCACCCGACCACGCCACCCACTCCACCTCACTCATTTCCAACAGCTGTCGGTAATGAGCTTCCTGCTCAGACATCACGAGAAGTCCCCACTCCAACTCACGGGATTCCTTGAGAATGGTTTGAAGAGTCATCATTTGAAGCTAAGATCCTAACTGCACCGCGGCTTGAAGCGTCTGTTGGTATAGGACAACACCTTCCATTTCCTTCACAAATCCAAATTCGTTTTGGAAAATTTTGAAAACGAATTCTATTTTGTCAACCAATCGGAAAGGTGTATCACAAGATGGAGCAAGCAATTCGTCAAGTAATCACTGCGGCCGTTCACCGGGTCAAGAGTAAGGAGTACGAAGTTACTCCCGAAGACCCCGTCCAGACTTTCCTGGATGACCTGTTCGCCGAGTTGTTCCCTGTTGTACCAAACCACACCGAGACCCAGTCCGTCGAGGTGCCGGTCGTCGCCGTGAAGGAGAAGAAGCAGCGCAAGAAGAAGGAGGTCCCCACTCCCGAACCTGCTGCTGCCCCTTCGCAACCTACCGAGGTTGCGGCTCCTGCCCCTGAACCTGCTGCCCCTACCGAGGTTGCGGTTCCCACGGAGGTTCCTGCGCCTGCTCCCGTGAAGAAGCAGCGCAAGAAGAAGGAGACCCCTGCGCCTGCCGAGGTTCCTGCTCCTGCTCCCGCTGAGGCTCCTGCTGAGGCTCCTGAACCGGAGAAGAAGCAGCGCAAGAAGAAGGAGTTCTTCGGCAACGTGGACAAACTCACACCCACGCTCAAAAAGCAAGTCAAGAAGATTGCTGACGAGCTCAAGGTGGGTGAGCCAGACCTCAAGGGTCTGCTCGAGTTTCTGAACCACTTGCAGAAGGAGGAGTTCGACGGCAAGACGTTTGAGGAGCATGTCCGCATGTTTCTCAGACCCGTCGAGGTCCCAGCGCCTGCTGCTGAGGAGGTAGAGCAGGAGATGGATTGTATAGAGGTCGAGTTTGAAGGAAAGACCTATTATGTAGACACCACCACCCAGCGTGTGTATGAACCGCAGGGTGAAGCCAACGTAGCAGTTGGGTATGTAGGTATGGCAGCGTTTGAAAAGATGATTGTTCCGGGGGAGGATGCCTGAATCGAAGAGGGGAGCGGGTTGTTTAGTCAAGATATCTTACACCAAGCAAAACGGGACTTTCATATTGTATGGGCGCAGATTCAGGAAAACAGATCCAAAAACATAGAACCAACCCCCTCCTCTTGAGTATCCCAGTTCGTGTGCTGTATTTTTTCACGTGTGCCAATGGACATGACCCAAGAAGGACATTTGAACGACTTCACGTGGAAGTGACTGTCGTTTGGAACTGAAAACATGAGGACAATGGGAAGTCCAAACCGGCGGTAGTATCGGAGATGGGTTCCTTCCGAACAATCGTAGATGACTTTTTCATCTATGTATTCTCGCGTCTGTAGTTCTGTTCGGACAAGTTTGATGATACCCGGAACAATCGTCACGTGTTCCACCTTGTTGGGATTGCTCGCAAGAGACTGCATGAACCTGTCGATGGTTGCCCAAATACGATATGTGTTTGGATGAATCGCTCCGTATGTCACATCCAATATGAGTGGCACTGCGAACGTAATCTCGCGAAGTTTCACCATCTTGCGGGCAGTGGGAAGTTGAAAGTCGTAGACGTTGTGTCGGCAGTCGACCTTTTCCACGTAGGGGTTCATTTTTTGAAGATAGAGTTTCACCCATTCCAGATTCTCGCATTCTTCGGTTAAGGCATCAATGTCTATCTCTCGATACATCGGATAGACCCATTCGCGTTTGAAGGCACGAACCTCCTTGTTCGTGGCGTCAAATCGTATTTCATCTTCGACTCCTAGGAAACCATCAATGGTATATCCAATCAGCGGTTGGCAATAGACATCTAGAAAGTCCATACATTATACACATTTGTTGGATGAAAAACACTTCGGGTCTACGGTTGCCAAGGTCACATCTTGCGGTTGCGGTGCCATGAAACTACCGAGCGTGGTTGATTCGGGAAGCACGTGTGTGTTGATGGCATTTTGCACGGCATTGACAACGGTGTACTGGCGCAGATAAGATGTGTAAGCTCCCGCAGATGACTGGCGTTTTTCAACGAAAGGTTTGAGCACATTGAGCGTGAGACCGAGTCCACGAACACCAGCATCGTCCTTGACCAGGATATTGGCAAAAAAGGTTCCAACGCGCATCGGGGTTCCACTGATGGTGTTTGTCACGCGGTCGAATGTCAATCCCTGTGGAAGGTCGCTGGAGGTTACAAAGAAGTATACAATCCCCGTTCCCGTTGCTGACAACTGAATGGGTGTAATGGGAACATACTCGTAGAACGTAAAACTCGTATTGGTGGGCGATGTAACCACTGGAGGTGTCCCGCTTCCCGTATTGCTAAAGAAGAGAGACACTTGTGTACCGCTGTTGGGATCAAAGCGGTAATAGGAAATGGGAGTAAGTCCCTTGATATCTGCAGATGGATCTATTCCCGATGAGAACCGGGGTCCCAAATTGGATTGATCGGTTACCGTCCAGTTTTGAGACAAATCATTGCTGGACGAATGTGTCCAAAGTTTCACAAAGTAGTTTGCTCCGTCAAACAACTGACCTAGAATGTTCCAGTTGGATCCGTCAAATGTAATCGGACCTATACTGAGAGGGGGACCGAGTCTATTGGGTGAGAACTGCTGTGTAGGGAATGCTGCATCCGACAAATCAATCGTCTGCCACCCAGACGCAATATCGTTTTCCAATAGGAACCTTACACCTTGCCGAACAGCACTGTTGGGCACGTCCAAAAACAACCCTTTGGAAATCCAAGCACCGTTGCCATAGACAACATCGTAGTTGATGAGATCGAATCCTCCAGGAGTGATTTCTGTCCAGTTTAGTCCTCGGTCGGTTGACATCCAACTGGTTGCATTCGGTCCTGGAGGCAGAGGCGGAGGAGGTCCATACCCGACTGCGGTTCTATATCCATCTGACCCCGTCATAATCCACATACCCGAAACATCCAACGAAAACGCAGATACCTCGAGAGGAAGAGCAGGACTAACCCCGCTTGCGTCAAACATCCAGGGTTGACTGAGGTTGGTTGTTCGGAAAAGAGCGAACTTTCGGTTGTCTCCCCAGTCCATTCCTCCGGCAAGAAAGACATCATCTTTTGTGGCAATGGTAAATCCAAGTTTGGTATACGCATTGGAACCCGATGGGTTTCCAAACGACCGGTCACCTAAGGAAATCCCATTGTCCGAGTCACCTATGTAGGAGACAACGTTCCAACTTGCACCACTGGTTGTGGAGCGGTATATCATCGGATAGTACGTGGTAAATGCTACAAGGTTCTGCGCACTTCCACCCAAATACCAGGTTGTTCCATCCCGATCGAGAGACACTTTTACAGGTTCTCCCAGAGGGATCGCGTTGTTATCGATTGGGAAGACTGATTGCCCTACTCTGTATTCCGTAAACACCAATCCATTTGACGTTGTGAACACATTACTCCCCCCGGCATTAGTTGTGTACATGATGAAATTGGAAAAGGGTCCAAAATTCACATACTTGAATGCGGTGACACTACCACCGCCGCTGCCAATCGCAGTGGTACCCCAGTTCGAATAACTGTCCTCGGAGAAAAATGCATTCGCAGAACCAAACTCACTAATCGTGATAAGGCTTCTCAGCGTGGGTTGGTTGAATACAGATAGTTGACCCGACAGTTTGGGAGCGAGTTCACCAGCAGATCCATCAATATTAAAGATCACGGGCAATATCGGGTAAAAAGGACCAGGCGGTTCTCCTGCTAAAAGTGTTCCACTCAATATACCTGAGTTTGACCCGATTGTCAATCCAAATGTCGCAGACAAATCGGTTACATAGTTGCTTACGCTGATACCGCTATATGTCGAACCTTCAATGGGAATAGACACAAAGTCGCCTCCTTGAAACACGTAGGAGTTCTGCGGAGCGACAATGAGAGCGGAATCGGGCGTAAGGTTAAACGAAACATCACCACTGCTTGATGCATATCCTGTTGTTGCGGTCCACGTGATGTTTCCAGATGTAGGTGTTGCCAATGTAGGTGTCCCGGATATCTTGCCTGTTGTGGAAATAGACAATCCAGTCGGGACACTCGTTGCCGTATACCCAATGACGTTCCGTTCACTGAGCGTTGTTGCGGATATCTGAACAGGTGTCATTTCCACATTTTGAATAAGCGTAGCACTGCTTGGACTTGTTGTAAAGGTAAACTGGTCATTGAGAATCGCAAACGAGATGTCACGAGACGCGGTCGCAGGAGTTCCCACAGCAGACGCTAGGACGCTCAGATTCGATAAGGACTGGACCACTTCTGGAATACCAACAATCTGAACCGTATTGTTTCCTAGATTGGATAATGTCAAACCGGTTCCAGAGAGCGCGGGTGCGCTGAAAGTCACATTACACCCTGACGCTGCTGTAGCGCGGAAGAGAATTGAACTCGGATAAAAGCCGGTCTTTGCATTGGTGACCGGTCGTGAAAGAATGAAGTTCACACACAAGTCGGTTGCTGCAGTAACAAGTGGGTCAAAGGTAATCACATCGTTGGCGACTGTAATCGGAGATACCAAACCGCGCGTAACGAGATTTGAATTGACTGCAGTAATCGTGTACGAAGATGCAGTTGCGGTTGTAGGTGTTCCAGAGAGATAGGCACGCTGGTCGTTGGAGTTGAAGGTCAAAGAGACTCCTACAGGAAGCGATGCTGCGGTGATATTGGTAATCGAAACGTCTGTTAAGGCAAAGTAAGTCCGTGCGCGATAGGAGTTGCTCGTTGCGCTAGAAGAGATGGGAACACCTACATAGAACGTTTCAATAAAGGGGGTATCAAACAACACTGTTTCATCGAAGGAAAAGGTAAAGTTGGTGGTGTTGGAAATCGCAGGAAGACTCACACGTTTCGCAGTCAGTGTAATCGTATTGGATGAAATACCCAGTGCAGCAAAATTGCTCGCTGCTGTCAGATTCGGAGTGCCTTGCAGAATGATGGTCGCTGACGCATCAGACGGACGAAATCCGGGTGTCTGTGGCAACCCGTTGCAGTCGCTGAAAAACAATCCAGATGGAAGGTCACCCCATGTATACTGAAGATTGCTAGTTGCTTGACTCGGATAGCGAGCGGTCACAAATGTGGAGTCAATGGCAGTTCCAACTGTCATGTTGTTTTTGAGTGTTGTACCCGACACATCCAGTTGAACTCGTTCGGGGCGAACACCGATGTTCACCACGGTTGTAATGACCTTTGTTCCCGTCGCAAGGTCTCGTCCAAGGACAGTGTAGTTGCAAGATGGGTATTCCAGTAGGGGTGTTCCGCTCAAGAAGTAGTTGGAGGGCGTATTGGATACAAAGGACAGACCAACAGGCAAAGACAAAGTTGTCACAGGAGGCACCATCGCAAACGGTGCCGTAAACGAGATGTCTGCAATCGGTTCGTTCTTGAAGAACGTATACACGCTATTGGAGTCGGGTGGAAAGAACCGACCGGGAGCAATCCGAACATTGTTGCTGGATGTTGACACAACACTTCCACTTCCATCCAAAGCATTGATGACAATTGTTTCACCAAGAGAGGTGGATACGTTCAATCCTCCAGCCGAGGAAAACACGACGTTGCTCGTTGTCGTCACAACCGTAGATCCCGGAATCCCTGTTGACACCGTTGTCTGCAGAGATGATGCATCGATGGGTCTCGTCCATGTATAAGAGAAGGGTTCAAACTTATACACGACAAGAGAGTTGTTTGTGAATGAAAGTGGTGTTGTCATTACTTCTTCTTACGCACAATGATTTTAACTGCTTTCCGCTGAGGTTTGGGGGGTTCTACTTTTTCCACAGGAGTCTCAGGAACCGTAATCGTAATCTCTCCAAACCGCTTCTGCGCTTCTTCAATAGCCAGATCCCGGTAGACCATGTCCAGTTTCAATCTCAAAAGGTTGGAGTTGACGTCCATATTCTTCAGCACGAACATTTCGGGTTGCGGAATACCATGTGGTCGGTTCAAAGGGAATGCGTTTTTCTTCCTCTTGTGTTTCTTGCGTCGAGTTGTACTGGACATACAAGAAATAGACAAAACTGAGGAGGACGAGTCCAAGCAAGACCATGTTGAAGGTCCAGGATGTTGCTTGTACAAGTTGGTCGCGCCGAACAATCAGCGAACTTTCGACACGAGACAAAATATCACGGTCAATGAGATGGTTCATTGTTTAGTTGTGCGCCGAGAAACTCCAGTGTTTTCCGTATCCAAGCATCGTCTACACACGGACAGACACGAATACGAGATGGATAGACAAGAATGGCACGAAGGACATCGTGGATTTCACGACGTGATTTGTCACGCAAACAGATAGTCAATACGGTATCTGAATATCGCAACAAGTCCATTACGCACTAGACTGCAAACTCTGTGTATACGGGTTCTTGCGGAAGGCATCCAGAATATTCGGTTCATTGCGTTGGGTGTAGATGTCCTCTTGGAGAGGTACCACATACTTCAACGAACCTTGCTGGGCGGCACTCGGCGCCTGACCACCGAAGGTCATCAATGGTGCCTCAAACTGGCGTGTGTTGTCCAACAGGGACTCGTCGCGGTGGGTCTGAACGTTGTAGGACTGAGGACCTGCGGCAAGGGCAGCACCACCCACAGGACCCGCAGGTGTCGGGCGACCTTCCACGGTCAACTTCATGAAAGTCTGGAAGGGTTCCGTAAAGGCGCGGATGTAGGACAAGAAACCACCCGCGGCGGCTTGTGCGGTTCCGTTGTAGGAAACACTCGTGCTCTCGCGGTCCTGCTCCTTCATGAGCTGAGTCGGGTAAACCGCAGCAGCAACTTGCTGACCCAGAGTGGTGTTGACGTGGGGTAGAGAACCATCCGCCGCCTGGAGAACCTGGAAGCGGTCGGGGCGGTTCTTCTTGACGGGTGCCTGGATACCCATCTCAGTAATGTAGTGCGAACCAGG